ACAAATGGCAACTGGTAAGAAGATGGGGAGACCTCCGGGCACCTCCCTATACCCAAACAAGGAACAGATCAAAGACGAGCTGGTGCAGTGGATTTCCAAGGGGAAAACGCTGCGCGAATTCTGTCGGCAGGACGGGATGCCAAACTTCTCGGTCATGTACGATTGGGAGGCGGAAGACAAAGACTTTGCCCAACGCATCGCGCACGCCCGGGATAAAGGGCACGATGTAATTGCTGAGGAATGCGCAGCGCTTTCGGACACCGAGCCACTGGCAGTTTTCGACGAGGCGGGCAACAAGCGCTACGATCCCGGCTCCATCGCTTGGCGCAAGATGCAGATCGAGACGCGCCTAAAACTCTTGGCCAAGTGGAACCCGCGCAAGTACGGCGACAAGACGATCCTTGCAGGCGACGACCAAGCACCCGTGGTGATCGAGGCCAGCTTCGATATCTTCGGCGAGATGCTCAAGAACCTCGCACTCAAGCGCCAAGCCAGTGAGTGACCTAGCCGAGCTGCTCCAGAGCCCGCAGGTGCGCGAGCAGTACGCAAAGCTGCCCGAGCGCGACCGGCTGGCCTTTGAGTGGCGCGCACGCTGGCTCATAGCGGCGCACAAGCACCAGCTAGAGCCCGTGGGCGACTGGTGGAGCATTTGGCTCATGTGCGCTGGCCGCGGGGCCGGCAAGACCCGTGCAGCCGCCGAGAACCTAGGGTGGTGGGCGTGGGAGCACCCCCGCACGCGCTGGCTGGTGTCAGCCCCCACATCAGCAGACTTGCGCGGCACGTGCTACGAGGGCGACTCCGGGCTGCTCTCGGTCATCCCCCCAAAGCTGGTGGAGAAGTACAACAGCAGCCTGCACGAGCTGACGCTGGTCAACGGCTCGCTGATCAAGGGCATCCCGGCGTCCGAGCCCGAGCGCTTCAGGGGCCCGCAGTTCCACGGCGGATGGCTCGACGAGCTGGCCGCGTGGGAGTACCTGCAAGAGAGCTGGGACATGATCCAGTTCGGCATCCGCCTCGGGCAGCACACCAAGCTCATCGCGTCCACCACGCCCAAGCCCAAGGACGTGGTGATGGACCTGATCGCCCGCGACGGCGAGGACGTGGCCGTCACAAGGGCCAGCACGTACAGCAACATCAAGAACCTAGCGCCCTCGTTCCAAAAGCAGATCATGCAGTACGAGGGCACGAAGCTGGGGCGCCAAGAGATTTACGCCGAGATCATCGACCCAGAGGAGGGCGGCATCGTGCGCAGGGACTGGTTCAAGCTCTGGCCCGCGGGCAAGCCCCTGCCCAAGTTCGAGTTCATCCTGCAATCGCTGGACTGCGCCACCAGCGAGAAGACCGTCAACGACCCGACGGCGCACATCACGCTGGGCATCTTCAAGCCCGAGGACGGCGGCATGTGCGCGCTGGTGATCGACTGCTGGCAGGAGCACATGCAGTACCCGGACCTGCGCCCCAAGGTGCTTGACGAGTACGAGGTCGTGTACGGCGAGGGCAAGAACAAGAAGCGCGTGGACCTGCTGCTGGTCGAGGACAAGAGCGCGGGCATCAGTCTTATACAAGACCTGCGCAGGGCAGGCGTGCCCGTGATCCCCTACAATCCGGGCCGGGCCGACAAGGTCCAGCGGCTGTCCATCGTGGCCAACGTGATCAAGGCCGGGCGCGTCTGGATACCCGAGAGCAGCAACAGGAAGGGCTTCGTGCGCGATTGGGCCGAGGGCATGATCAGCCAGATATGCAGCTTCCCCGAGGGCACGGCGCACGACGACTTCGTGGACGCCATGAGCCAAGCCCTGCGCTACCTGCGCGACGCGGGCTGGCTGACCATCGACTTCCCCCGCGAGTGGGTGGACGAGGACGATTATGTTGACGCCGGGCAGCGCAAGAGAGAGAATCCCTATGCGCTGTAAAATCCGCGCCAATTCCCCATAGGAGGCGATGTGCAACCAACGATAGCCCAGATGAAGCAGGCGCTGGCCAAGGGCGGACAGCCTGATGCGTCAAACCCAAAGCGGATAAAGATTGATGCCAAAGGGCCCGGCGGCGTCCGGGGCATCGTGGTCCCCCGGCACATGTTGCACGGCACCCAGCATGCCGAGGGCATGGACAAGATCAACGAGGCCCGCGCTGCCGTCTACGGCTCCGAGAACCGACCGCCCATGACCCTTGGGCAGATGGGCTCGACCCACAAAAGAACGTTGGACGAGCACTTTGCCAAGCCACTGGACGAGCAGGTAAGCGCTGAGCAAGACGCGCTCAACCGGCTGCGCATGGCCAAGCACATCGGCAAAACAGCCAACACACTGGACAAGAGCGAAAAGCTAGACACCGTGCGCCACGAGCACGACGCGCAAGGGCGCACCTACGAAGGCTTTGCGTCCAAGGGCATCGCTGGCCACGCCCTGTACACATCGGGCCATGGCGACAAGACCGAGCGCCACGTGCTCAACACTTGCGCCGGGCAGACCACAGGCTGCGGTGGCGGCACCGACAAGAACGGCGTGGTCGATACCAGCAAGGGCACATGCTTTGCGCCCAACGCCGAGAGCCAGTACGTCAACGCCGCAGTACGTCGGGCATGCCACGCGCAGGCCAAGCACGACCCGGCCATGACCAAAGACTGGATCATCGCCCACACCGGCTCTATGCGCGAAGCTGCCGACAAGGCCGACAAGAGAAACACCCGTCTGCTGTTTCGCCCCAACGTGGTGGACGAGACCGACGTGTCATCGCGCCATGTCATTCGCGGTTTGAACAAGCAGCGCGCTGCCGAGAACAAGCCGCCCATCACCGCGAACTCATACGGCAAGACCAACGAGCTGCACGACCCTGAGAACGGCTACTACGTCACGTACTCCAACGTGGGGCCAAAGACCAAGCACGGCAGCTCAATAGACGAGAACATCGCCCGCGACAAGCAGCGCGTGCGATCCACCATCCTTGCGGTAAACGGAAAGGGTGAGGACACCGTCAACGACGATGGACACAAGACGCCGCCCAAAGGCTCTTACATGGTGACCGATGTCAAGCGCGACTCACCCATGGCCAAGAAGATGGAGAAGACCATCACCCACGCCAAGTATTGGTCCACCGGTAGGCCCGTAAGTGAGCTGTCTGAGGAAGAAAAGGCTGAAGGCCCAATGGGGCACTTTGGGCCCAATGGCAAGCCAACAACGCCCGATAAGGCGCACTTCGGGCACACCACGCTTAACGACAAGCGCTACGACTACCAGAAGCAGCACATCTTGCATCCGCGTTTGGTGCAAGTTGGCCACAATGAAGACGGCACGCCGCACATGATCCCAACCGACTCACGGTTCAAAGACGAAGACTTTTTGCCCAAGGACCGGTTTAAATCCAAAAACGGCAAGACCGTTGGCCACCTGCTGATGACTACGCCCACTACCTCGACCAGCACGGTCCAGCACCAGTCGGCGTTCACGCACCATGTGAACGAGGGCCACATCAAGCACGCGCAGGACAACAACGGCGAGTACGAGATCGACCCGCCGCACGCGCAAGAAGCCAGCGCAGGCAAAGAGTACGCGCCACCGCAGCCAATCAAGTTCATGGCCGAAGGCGGCGCGGTACATGCCAGCGGCAAAGGCGTGCTGCACGCGGCTCACCGCGCAAGCCAGTTCGATGAGTACATGGCGCACCCTGAGCAGAGCTTTGCCGCTCAGTTTCAATTGGCGCACCGCCACGACCCAGAAGAGAAATCGGAATGGGAGTATCCCAAGCGCGCTGCTAAACGCACCCGCACCATGGCCAAAGGCGGCAGCGCTGCGCCCACGATGGACGAGATGCGCGCCCACCTGATCCTGCACAAGGCCGAGGGCGGTCCGATCGACATTAAGGAAGTCGGCGCGGAAGAGGCGCCTAACATGGCCGTCAAGGAGTACATGAGCCCCGGCTCAGACTCGGACAAGATCAGCCTGCCGATCGGCGGCGTTGACTTCCAGCCCCAGATGCCGGGCAAGCAGATGCTGCCCCAGCCCCCCGGACAGCCGGGACAACCGCTTGGACAGCCGGGACAGCCACCGGGCGCACCGCAGCCCG